CTCCCCCGCCTCCGCCTTGCGCGGTAGATGCCCCGTCGTACCCTTGCGCTCCACCGTAAACCGCTGTTCCACCACTCTTAGCGTCACCTGAAGGAGCCGCTCCACCGCCAGAACCGCCATTACCCGGACTGCTACTTGCTGTGCCGGAGAAAGCGTAATCTGCGCCAGATCCTCCTCCGCCATTACCGACAAAGTCACCGAAACTACTATTGCCGCCAGTACCCCCGGCTCCACCGCTCGCGTTATAAACGCCTGCTGCACCTCCCGCGCCAACAGAGATGGAATAGGCCTTAGTGGTGGTTACAGCAATATCCCTCTCGATATAACCGCCTGCTCCGCCTCCACCGGAGGAGCCGCTGTCATGACCTCCAGAACCTCCCCCTCCTCCAACGACGAGGATCTCGACATTCCCGTTCGTGGCGAACGTCATTGTGCCTGCGCCTGTCCACGTATACACGGTTTTCCCCGGACGGGAAGCAGGGGTAGTAATGGTTGGGCTACCAGTTGTGGAGGCTAGTGTTGCTCTTTGAGGAGCGTCGATAATCCGGCTAAGAGCACGAGGCTTAGTGGAATCTGTCAGTCCTAGATCAGCGAACTTATGAAGTCCCATTAGGAAATCTCGCTCACAAACGCCGAGAAAGCGACAGTGGAGGCGCTACTCGAAACTCGAAGGAACTTAGAGTTGCTGAGCGAAACCCCGAGAGTGAGCGCCACCGTATCGTTAGCGTTTACGGTGGCTCCGTAGGCAAGCCAGTTCGCATCGCCGGGGGTGGACGCGGAGCCCGCAATCCCAATCCGGTACGTGGCTGCAGTAGACGCCGTATTGCAGACCGCGATGGTCGAGACGACTGCCGTTGTAGAGGCTGCCGTGTTATAGAGGGTTGCGTAGGTTCCGACGGAGGCGGTCCCCTGAACCTGCGACTCTTTGTAAGCGATTGCCATGCTCATGCTCCAATCAGGAAGAATGCGTTAATGACTTGCTCGGAGGCAGCGAGCGCGAGATCCTCAACGTCGTCCACTCGGTTCGCGAGCGCAAGGGAAGTCGTCGGGTAGGACGTGATTGTGTCCGATCCCGCAACGTAGGGTGTTCCCTGAGCAGTTGTTGCCATGCGTTCCTCCTAGATGGGCACGTCGTTACCGTCGGCCCATGTCAGGGTCGATTCTACCGTGGCCCACGTGAGAGATGCAGAGACGAGATCCCACGTAACCCGGATTCCGGCGATGTTCTGATAGGTGTAATAGAGGGGGCGGTCTACTTGGATGCCTCTCCAGAGGCGTAGTTCATTGCCGAATGGGGCGACATCGGAGAACGCGCTTGTGGGGATGAGTCCGTCGTCTATGGTCTCTTCGGTGTAGCCGGTGATTTCTCGCATGGCTCCGTAGGATTCGTAGCCGGTCGAGAGGTCCGCGTAGGTTGGATAAGTCACCGTTGCGAGACTGTTTGGGATGAGATCGCCCTGATCCCACGTGAATGCGCCTACGGTGTCCCACGTGGAGGTTGCCACGTCCCAAGTGACGATCGCTCCGAGGATCGCTTGATAGGTGAGAAACTCGGGGATGAGCCGCACCGTAGGCTTAGTCGCCGGGACCGTAACACTACAGGTTCGGCGTTGCGCCCGACGAGAGTCAATCGTGACCTCTCCCTCGATAATGTCGAGAGCCCGGAGGAACACACCCTGCCGCCAGATTTCGGCCCGCACGGTCACGCTATGGGGGTCACGGACAGCATCCTTAAACTCCGGGCTGACGGCATACATTACGGCGACACCTCGACATAGCCGACGCGGATCACGTTCAGGGGATTACTAATCGTCCCGCCCCGCTGATACCCCCGGTCAATGATCCGAATGTACCGTTGCGTAGCATCGGGCAACTGGAGCAAAACCGTGCCCTCGTGGAGAATGGTGGGCCACGTATCGTTAAAGTCCGCGACCCCGACCGTGCTAATTGTGAATGACCCGTCCTCACCCTGTACCCCGGCGCTTACTGTGACGGCGGTTTGCCTGCCGATCGGACGGAACACGCCGATCTGTTCGGCTGCCGTGACATCGAATCCGCCCTGAATCTTCAGCCCGCCGATGTTCAGTGCCGGGGCGGTGACAGGCTTCAGCCACCAACCCCCATCGTTAGTGACCGCTACCGTCACATTACTTGACCACGTGGAAGCGACCTGATCTTCCCCAAGCGTGCCGATGGAACGGACGCGGTAGATCGCGCTCGCGGCACGAGGAGCCGCATAGTCATTCAGTGATGCCACGTTCGTGCCTGAGGGGACGAGTTCACTGCCGCCGATCACGTCAGCCCACGTCGTTCCTGAGTCGTTCGATCGCTGCACTTGAAATACCTGCGAGTCGAACGTGCCAGAAACCGTCGCTCCGGTTACTTCCAGAAGGACGAGATTGTGAACAGAGTCGAATGTGCCCGTGAGGGTGGGAACAGTCGGAGGGGTCGTGTTTACGATGAACTGCGAATAGGCGTAAGCGGAGTAAAATGGGACCCCGGAAACTGTCTTAGCGACGGTGACGTATGCCCGATAGGTTCCATCGGTGAGGTATTCCTGAATCGTCGCCGTATTATCCGATGAGGCGATGACGCCGGAATCCCAATAGGCGACGGTCGCAGAGGGATCGAATCCACCAGACGCATATTGTGATGACGTGTAGACCTTAATCCGGTAATAGTCCTGCTCTGTGCCGTCCGTGTCCGAGTAGGTCCATGACACCTCAGGGCGCGAATTCGCCGTGATCGTGCCCGTGGGGGAAGCAACAGAGACGGACGGTTGTGCCGTGGTCTCAATATCGAAGAACAATTCGTACACGCTGGACAGGTCAGCGCCGGAAGCGAGGTCCTGAATCTGTGCCCGGAGCCCGTCGATTCGGGTCTGATCCCATGCTTGTCCATCGGGGGCGGTGCTGAAGTATGCCCCGCTGTATTCGGCTAGGGTGAATACCCCATTAAAGACCTGAGCGGAGCCGACATAATTTGTGCCGCTGATTCGCGTAATCGGGGTGATACGAAGCCGTGAAGAGGCTGTAGGACACGCCGCTTGTGCGCGAATCCGCACCTGCTTCACGCGAGTGTTGTCCGCGATTGTGGTCGTTCCAAATCCGACGATGACGGCCCCGTTACCTGTAACGCCCTTCTTCACGTAGGTCGCGACGTTATTGTCCGAGAGGGCGGCATTTATAGAGGCAGCGCCACCAAAGATGGTGAAGTTCGCGGCCCCGGTCGGGGTGGAGTCGGGGCGTACTGTGACGACTGCCATGCGTTATGACCTCCGAATCTCACGGGCGAGACGCAATAGTGCCTCGTCCACGACCGCTTCGATCTCGTCGCGAGACTTTGAATCCATGCTCCCGTTCACTGTGATCTGAACTGCGCCTTCCGCGATCGTAACGCTAGTGTCAGCCACGCCCATTGGTCGGCGCATGAGCGACCCGAGATCCTTATTCGCGATGACGTTTCCTGCCATACCGGGGACGAAGACCTCAGGGCCTCGTTCTCCCACGAGGTAAGCGGTGCGGGCTGCGACGGGTCCGCCCATAGCGCGAGCCGGGAGACCGCCCGCTTCGTACACGGTTCGCACGGTGACAGTAGCGGTTCGGTTCATGGAGGCGGCAAGCCCGTCCATAAGGTCATTAAGTTCCTTCTTGACTCCGGGGAACTTATCCTCGAAGCCCTTCAGAATCTGCCTCACGGACTTCTTGCCAGCCTTAAACATCTCCGGTGGGACAGTCTCCTGCAGGGCAGCGAGCCCATTGTGCAGGTTCGTGGCGTTCGTGGTGAGGGCGTTCTCGATCTCGACACCTTGCGCGATGAGTGCCGCCTTCTGCGAATCGTATTGTGCCTTCGCCGCGTCAAGAGCGGCCTGCCGCTGCACCTTCAGGGTCTCGATATGGGCCTGCGCTGCAGCGATCTCAGCGGCCCTTGTCGCGTTCGCGGTGTCGAGTGCCGTCTTTGCGAGATCCCGAGCAAGCGCGAGGGGAGCAACGATCGCCTCCTGCTGCGCAATCCCGGCATCAAACCACTGTTGCGAGGCGTACTGCTGGAACGAGGCGACCTCTGTTGCCAGAGCCTTCTGCGCGTCGTTTATCCCGGCGATCTCATCGTCGCTTGCTGCAGCGAGTTGAGCCGCGATATCTCCGGCACCGGAAACACCGGAAGCCACGAAGTCCTGAACGAGGGTCGGGTCGAGTCCGCGAGAGATCAGGGTTCGGATGTTCGTCGCGAACTCGCGGATCGAGGTAAGGCGGTCTTCCAGTGCGGCGCGGAAACTGCCGCCACCCGCTTCCGCATCTACCCGAATATCGTTCAGGAACGTGCGGAATCCGTCAGCGATACGCCCAAGGAAGTTATCGCGCTCCGAGATCAGTTTCTCCAGAACACTATTTTCCTTCTCGAAAGCCTTTGTCGCGCTGTCGAGTGCGGCTTCGAGCCCCGGAGTGATCCCGGCCCACTTCTTTTCGACGGCGGAGAGCGCATCGGAAGCAGCCTTATCCAGCGCGTCGTAAGTACGGTTAATGCTCTCGACTCCATCGGAGTAGGACTTGTCGAGGTCGGAGAGCGCCTTAACGTTCAGTTCGCGCTGCTTCATGAGGCTGAGGGCTGTTGCCGTCGCGTCAGAGAGCATCGTCTTCGCGGTCGCCAGATTAGACTTTGCCGCCTTAGCCGCCTTCTTGCCGAATAGTTCCGCATCCATGAGCGGCTTGTAGAAGTCCTCTAGCGCCGCGCCTAACTGATCGTAGGAGGAGATGACCTGACTGACGGAACCGCCGGGACCGAACGTGGATTCGATCTGTGACTGCTCTAGGTCTCCGAGCATTTCCGCCCACGGCGACTTCTGAACGCTCCCGAGAATCGCGTCGCGCCCCTGCTTCATGCGCTCCAAAGCAGACTTGTAGCGGTCAACGAACTTCTCGATCGCCTCGATCCGCTTCTTTTCCTTCTCCTCCGCCGCCTTATCTGCCGCGCTACTGCCTGTCGCGCTTGGGCTAGATGCCGTGTACGGGGTCGGCTTCGGAGGCTTCGGGGCCGGAGGCTTAGCGCCCTCCTTCATCCACATCTTCGAGGACTCGTCATAGGTCGTCGTTACCTGCACGCTTACCGGAACGGTGTAGCCCTGAGCCATAGTGTCCAGTTGCGTGGCGACTCCATCGAGTTCCGCCGCGACCCCGTTAATGTTATCGACTGTCGAGTTCGCGAAGTTCGCGAAGTTCGATTGCGCGGTCTGCAACGCATCCCCGATGCCGGGAATCCAGCCGAACGTCTCGACCGCGCCGTCGAGGATCTTCCTGAATACGTTATTCATGAGGAACGTGACCATCTTGCCGAAGTTCCTGACCACCTCAGCGGCGGCACGAACAGCGGTCGCAGCGAACTGCGTTATGACCTTCATTCCCTCTTTGAACTGTGGCTGCAGAGGCTTAATGCCGTCGGCGATCCACTTAATGAACGCCCCAACGACCTTCCCGATTACCTCGATCAGGGGCTTCAGAACAGCCGCGATCAGTTTGATTCCGAGGGCGATGAGTGGAGCGAGGACCCCAACCAGTTCGAGGATCGGGGTAGCCATTTCGATGAACAGGCCAGCGATCTCCATGAGCGGGTCGAGGATTGGCGTGAGGGCATCTAGGAGCGTCATGAGCACGTCAATGAGGGGCGGGAGGATCGCGCCAAGAACCTTGCCCACGATGTCTGCTAGGGCCTCCCAATAGGGGCCGAGCATTTGCAGGGCCTTCGTGAGGATGCCCCCGAGAATCTGCGCCAGTTTGACGATCAGCGGGACGATCATCGCAATCGCTTGCCCGAGGACCCCGGCGAGCATTTCCACGACAGGAGCGAGCGCTTGGAAGATCCCGAGGAAAGCAGGGGCAAGAGCCGCGATGACTGAACCGAGCCCTTGGATGAGGGGCATGATCGCGGTCAGGATTGCCGACAACACCGGCCCGAGGATGTTAGCGAGTTGCCCGACGATCTCGATAAGGGGCGTGATGACAGGAACGAGGGCCTGAATGATGCCCGTGAGGACGGGCCCGAGCATTGCGGCGAGTGCGCCGACGGCTTCAGCAATCGGATCGAACAGTGGAGTGAGCGCCTGTAGTGCCGTGACAAGCACTCCTCCGAGCATTTCGGCGATGCTTGCGAGCGGTGGCCCGAGTTTCTCCAGTACCGGCCCGAGCGCGTCCGCGATCTGATTAAAGACTGGCAGGATCGTCTTGCCAACGTCCTCGATCAGGTTCCCGAGCATCGTTTGAATCGCTTCGATCGGGGATTTCGTGGCCTCTGCCACGCCGCCAACCTGCGACTCGACCTCAGCGAGAATGATCTTCTGCGCGTCGAGGACCTTGCCAGACTCCATGAGGGCGGCAATCTGATCCTTCTGACCCTGAGTGAACGTGACTCCAGCGCGGGAAAGCGCCGTGATGCCCTTAATCGGGTCGTTCAGGGCCTTGCCGAGAGACTTTGATGCTGAATCGACGGACCCGAAACCGGCCTTCGAGAGGTCAAGGGCTGCCGCTGTAGCCCGGTTAAAGATCGCGTCAGTGCCTTCTCCGGCATTCTTCACGTTCTTAAACGTGAGGATCAGGTTCGCGCCGGTCTGGATTGCCTCGTCGTCAATGCCTGTCTTGCGGGAGAGCGCGTCGGCGAGGTCGTTCACCTGAGTGGCGGTTACTCCTGCAGCCGCTCCGGTCGTCTTAATGATCTGTTCCGTGGTACGGGAGACGGCGGCAGACTCTTGTCCCGCTTGTGCCAGTTTCATGAGACCCGCGCCAAGGACGGCGACCCCGGCTGTTGCCGCCCCGAATGCTAGTCCAGCGACGGCAACACCCTTGCCGAGAGCGCCCATGCCCTTATTAGCGCGGTTAGATGAACCGTCGAGGTCTCCGAGTCCACGGGAGATTTGGTCCATCTTTGACTTAATGTCGGTGATGTCCGCACGGAATCTCGCGGTTACATCCATTTCAGCCACGAGATCACCTCCGCTTTGACTTCCGCATTTCTTGCTCGTGTTCCCAAATACGCAACCGCTCTAGCGCGATCCACTCTGTTAGTTCATCGGAGGAGAGGGGACGGTGGCCTTCGCTGCCGTGAAGCAGTTCAGCCACCGTCCTCCCGAGCCTCTGTGCTAACTCGAAGATGAATCGTCGTTCGGGATGCTGGAGGAATCTTTTCCCGCCGCGTCCTCCTCCGTCTGCCCGATGCCGGACAGTCGGAGCCCAACCCCGGCGATCGTCTCGATTGCCGCTGCAGACTTACCCATGAGAGCGTCCTTGTCGCCGCTCGTGAAGATGGGCTCGTCGGTCACGGGGTCGAACGTGCAGGACACGACGACATCCGGGTAAACGGCAGCCATATTCACTTGCCCCGTCTTCTGGTCATAAGCGGACTGCATGAGCGAGATCCGCTCACCGGCACTCATGCCCTTAACGAGGAGATCGACACCCCACTCCTTAACGTGCAACGGCTCGGAGGGAATATCCTTTGCGGCGAGGATCTTATCTCTAAGGTTCATCTTCATCCTTTGGTTGGCCCACAGGGGGACGTGGATCTTGCTAGGGGTTAGAACGTGGTAGCGGTGACTCCGCCGGTAACCTGCAACTCCATTGAGTAAGCGACCATATCGCCAACGGCGCTGCTGACCTCATAGGAGGTGATGAGAGCCTCACCCGTGAACTTAGGGTTTGAGGCGGCGGAACCGGACGGGCCGTACTCGAACGTGAGGGAAGCGACGGAGCCGCTCTTCAGGTTCGTGATGTCGCCCGAGATCATCGTGTTCGTGGTTGCATCGAACATGCCCGACAGGGAAATCGTGGAATCCACGAAGCCACTGACGTAGGTCTTCTCCCCGGAGCCGAATGCGGTGGTCTCCGCAGTCTCGATCTCGCGAGGCATCGAAATCTCGTTCAGGGTGTCCGAGATATTGACGAGGGTGCCTGCAGTCCCATCGAGGGCGAAGTAGGCATTCTTGCCATGCTTAAAGGTGGGCATCAGTTATCTCCTTGCTGCCGAAACGTGGTAGGTGACTGAGCCGGAGGTTCCGGCGAGGGTGCTGCTAGTACGGAGATACCGATTAACGGTCCCCGTGCTCGCGATGGATTCGCCGCCTGTCACTGAGGCAGAGAGGGCGGTGAACGTCACGAGATCGGTGTAGGTGTTGTCATCCGAGGAGTGTTGCACCTTAATCGTCGCTTGACCATCGCGAGTGTTGCTCGTCAGGTGGAGATTAAACAGGCCACCGTTTGACGTGCTACCTCCGTTATCAATCCCGGTCGTGTTTGCGGCGCTCGCGCTTGTCACGGTGAGCCCGTTCAGGGCTACCCCGTGAAGGAGTCCTCCGTCGGCTTGGATCTCTGCGCTGATTGAGATGACATCGCCGACGGGGGAGGAAACCTCGTAAGAGGTGAGTTGCCCATTCGCAATGATGCTTCTCCGACCGGCGGTAGCGCCCTCAGGGAGGACAGTAAACGTATTGTCGTCGTCGCCAATCATGCCGTTCAGCACGGCATTAGAAGCGCCAGCGGTCGAGTCGAACATGCCGCTTGTCGAGATCGTTCCATCGGCAAGGCCCACGATATAGGACTTATCGGGGCTTCCAAATGCCGTAGTCTCGGCGGTTTCGATCTCCGTGGTCTCCGTTGCCTCGTTCAGGAACGGGCTCATATCGGTGCCGTTCATGAGAACGGCAGTCGATCGTCCATGTCGGAAAGTGGGCATTACTCGTCTCCCTTAGCCGGAGACTCCTGCTCACGATTGTCGGTCTTCTCAATGCAGCCCTGCTCCAGAAGCCACGAGATACTCTTAGACGGAAGGTCGTTCACGATATCTCCGGGCTCTGCCCTCTTGCCCGCGTAGTCCATTCCAACGAGGACTTTGTAGTTCGCCATTCCGCTCCCTATGGCATGGCAACCCACGCCTCCAAGGGGACGAGCCCACGTCGGGAGCGGGGTCACATGGACACGTTGCTAACGTCATTCTACACGAGAACCCCCACACTCCGAGGGGTGGAATGTGGGGGTTCTCTCCGGGGGGCAGCGAGTCGTTATGGTCGCATAGCCCCGAGCCTAGCGATTGCGCTCCCGCCATGCGAGCACGCCGCGCCGAACGCTGTAGGCGTCGGGCAGGGCGCACATTCCGAGGAGGGCTTCGTGCCCGATGCTGCTGTTTGAGCGGTAGCCAATGACGGGCAGCCACTCCCCTTCGTGAAGGACCTCACAGTAGGAGGCGTCCACGTAGAACCGCTCGTTGCCGGTCTGGATTCCGAGGCGATACCAGCGGCCCTGACGGTCGCTCTTGTAGCGGTCGAGGCCCTGCCAGAACACCCGGCCTTCCTTGCCCTTGTGCTTGCGGCCTTCCACGACGCGGACGGTTGCGCCCTTGTTAGCGGCGCGGGCGTTGTAGCGGTCGAGTTCCTGCCGGATGGATTCCCGGTCGGCAGCCTGAGCCGCTTCGTAGCGGTCGAGAACCTCGTCCGTCGCGTTCAGTGGGGCGGTCAGGGGCCACGGGCACGGGAACCGTGTGGTGGCGTATTCGATCCACGTGAACTTGCCGGGGACGGTTTCCACGAGGGCGCTGAAGTCGCTGTCGTGGTAGCCGTTGCGCTCGCGCATGGCGAGGATGCGGCCTTCGTACTCCACGAGCGGGCTCACGGCTTCCGTTGTGGCGGTCATGCCGACACCTCCAGCGTCTTAAAGGAGCGGCCCTCGTCGGACGGGTGCCAGTCCCGAACCACGTAGTAGATGCCGTCCTGCTTAATGACCCGATGGTTCATGGGCTCTGCTTCGGCGTACCACGCGCATTCGCGCTCTGCCGACGCCTTGGTCTTGCGGGTGGTGATGATGGTGGTCTTCATGGCGCTCCCCTCTCTTGGCTAGGCCCCTCGCCTTGCCGATGCCATAACTGTAGCACTACGGGGGAGGCGCGTCAAGTCTATTTGGTAACGATTGAGTCACAGACCCGCGCACCCGATAACGCCCGTCGGGTCATAGAACTGACAGTAGTCCCGGCAAAACTTCTTCGGCTTCTCCGGCCTAGGCGCATCCCCCATTCCCCGGATCTCCTGCAGCCACTCCAGAGCCGCAAGAGCCTTCGCCTCCGAGTACGGCTCCACGTGAGTCACAATGTCCCGGCTTGTGCCGTCCTTCGGAATCGCCACGATGCACACGTCCCGAACCTCATACTTTGTGGACATGAGCCACCCGTAAACCTGCACCTGATTCACGTACTGATCGGACGGAAAGTAGCCGAGCCCGGACATCTTCGTCGTCTTCCAGTCGATCACCATTCCGCGCTCCACGTCGAAACAGTCCACGTGCCCGGTCATCCCATCGCGGGTAACGGCGGTTTCGAGGAGGAACCGCTTGTCCGACTTCAGCCGGGATTCGATCCACGTATGGGTTGCCGTGCCGATGCTTGCGGCGAGCCGCTCCGTGCCCGGATTCGTGGTCGGCGTCCCCTGAATCCGGTGCCAGACCTTCCGGCGGCAGCCCCCGAGTTCGCTAGGTCCTATCTCACGTTGCCTGTCGCGGCGCGTGCGGGCCCGAAACAGTAGGTCGCGCACCTCGTCAGGGGTCACCGGATTAGGGCCTCTCCGTGGCTCTCAGGGGCAAGGAGGACGGCGGAGCAGCAGAGGCAGCGGCCTTCCTCTACGTTGCCGTGCTCTCCTTCGCGGCACCGCAGGCAGGTTCCCGGCATGACCCCTCCTAGAGATTCCGGTAGTTACGGATATGCCTCTTAATCTTGTTCACCGCAGGGCAGTCATAGGTGTCGAACTCCAGCCGGGTGTCGTCCGCGAGATAGCCCATTTTGCAGAGCCGGTCTATGAACTCCTCCCAGTCGATTGCCTCATCGCTGTCGAACCACCCGTCGTAGACCTCTTCGGCAAGGCCGAGCATTTCGTCGGTTATGTCTGCCGCGTCATGCGGTTCGACGTAGGTCACGCCGTTATGGACGTAGGTCTTCATCGGATCACCACCATGGGCTCGACAGGGGCCTTCGGCCCGTGGACCTTGTGGAATGGGACCCATTGCCCGCCGATCAGGTAGGCGGTTAGGGAGACGGCCTCGACAGTGCCGAGGTCGGTTGCTGTGCCGGAGCGCAGCGGGTAGTTGTCCCACGTGTGGGTGGTGGTCATGGGGCCCCCTTCGGGGTCGGGTCCGTCCCTCGCGGACCGTGCAGACACAACGTTAGCGCCACTATCCCGTCGTGTCAAGCCCATTTAGAAAAAACTTTTTAAGTCACTCCGCCCGAGTTAATCCCCTCAGTCACGAGGTCATACTGAGAAGGCTCATCCTCTGACCAACCGAGGTTCATGTGACAGTTCGTGGACTGATTGCTCGTGTTGTAGAACGTCATGCCGTAACTTGTCTCGTTACGAAGAATATGCACCTTTATGGACGAGATCGTCCCTCCAGCCTTCGTGCCAGACGGGAGAAACTCGGACGCGATCGAAACGCCCCCACTGATTCCCGAAGCGGCTGATAGGACGCTTACCGCAGAATCCGGGTACTGCCGATTCAGGTTCCTTGGGATGATTGGGGTGCCAAACTTCGTGTAGGTGGGGCCCTCGATCAGACTGGCTTTAATGGTCCCCGCGTCGCTCGTGATGTCATAGAACTCAAACTGAACACTCTTACCATTCGTCTCCAGCACGAACGAAACAGACGAAGTGGCGGGAATAGTGAAGAACTCCGACATGAGATAAACCAGTCCCCGCTTCGCGAGGTCACTGCCTTCAGTGGACAGTTCAGCGTAAGCACGCTTCTGCCAGTAGTTCGCCATACCCCCATTCTAAGTGATGACGCGCCGCACTCCAGCCGCGATTAACTCCTCGTCGGGGATCACGTCACAGAAGTTGCCGACGAGGATTTCCAGATATGGCATGACGCGGGGGTTCCGCTTCTCCACGACGGCGATATGTGGGAACACGGTAACGTGCATGATCTCCTCCCCCGGCAGCCACGAATCCCGATCCTCCGCGACATCCCTTACAAGAGTCACGACCTGTTCCACGTCGTACCCCTCGAAAAACATTCGGCCCCCTAGAGTGAGAAAAGGCCATAGGTGCGGGGTCATCGTGCCCGTCGAATCGACAATCAGGTCGAACCACTCATGCCGAAACTCGCCCCGAACCCATCCATCGTCCGTCACATCCCCAATGCGCACATCTAGCCCTAGCGTCGCGCACGCCGGATTCACGTCTACCCCGACGATCTCAGACCCCTCCGGCAGGACCGACTTCCACACTTCCATCGCCCCACCGTTCTCGACCCCGGCGATCAGCAAACGGACAGGCTCCTTAGGCAGGCTCCGATCGAACGCATGTACGACCACTTCGTAATGACGAGAACCGAGGCCCGCATGAGTCAGCCAAGCATCGCGGTATCCCATTCGGGCCCCCTCACGTCCATACTGAACTGGCTTATAACGATGTCGCGCTGACGTGCAGCCTCCGCACGTCGAATGTCCGGGTCGAGGAGTTCAGTCGCGTGGTCCCGCCACTCGTCCGGCGTTTCGGCGAGCCTCCCTACCCCAGCCTCATGCAACAGCCGGTATTCCTCCGTGGGCGTCGCGATAAACGGGATACCCGCAGCCGCATACTCCAGCCCCTTCAAATACGACTTTGCCTCGTTAAACGGGGTCCGGGTCAGCGGCACGAGCCCTACATGGAACTGTGAGAGCAGATTCGGGTAGAGGGCTATCGGATGCATCACTGTCGTTTGGACGCGCTGTAGGCCCGCTCTGACCCCGAAATGGTGCGGATCTCCGGGGATATGGCCCGAATGGTGGATCGTGATTCCGTGATCCTTCGAGAAGGCGGGTAACCACTCCCGTAGTAACTCGATGTCTCCTGATCTCCACCATGTCCCGCCGACCCATCCGACTTTAGGGACCTCAGGCTGTTCGATAGGGGAGTAACGCTCCACATCTAGCGCATTACGAATCACCCTGACATCGCGGCACCGTCTGGCATAGAAGTCGCCGAGGAACGCGGTCGATACGGTCACGGTGTCAGCGACTCGAATCCCGATCTCGTAATAGGCGCGATTGTTCTCCGGGTTCGTGTGCGGATTTGTCGAGTGAAAGGCGACATTTTCTTCGTGGAGCCCGTAGTGGAAATCGTCAATATCGACAATGATCCGTTCTCCACGTGCCTGCATCTTCCGAAACATATCTGGCACGATTTGGTGCATCATCAGTTTAAAGACGCTTACGTCCCAATGGATTAACATGCCGTCTTCATGCAGTACGCCGATTCCCACCTCCGGGGCAACAGCGGGCATCCCAACGGATACTTCCCACCCGCGTTTGTGGATCTCGCGGGCAGGGAGAACGCATCTGTAGTACGCGCAGCCATTAGGTTGCGGAGGGTCGCTCTTTTGGTCGAAATCACCCGTTATGAAGGCCACGCTGGGCACGCTCCACCTCCACCATATGAAGGGTGAGCGCATAACCGAGGATGTCCACTACGGTGTCAGGCTTCGGCTTGTGGACTTGCCTCGCGATCTTCATGCCGATCATGCAGAGGCTTACCTGTTCGGCGGTGACTGGACTGTCAAGGATGACTGACCAAATGCGGGCGGCGCGGTCAAGATTATCGAGGGGGTGACCGTATTCGTCTTGCCGGTCACCGGAGACGAGTCGGGCGGCGTAAGCGGCAATGTCCTCTGGTTGCATGTTCAGATATCCCACGTGTCTCCCCTCAGAGAATCGCGATGTCCGTTGCTCGCTGGCCTTCAGCCATGACGAAAGTGAGCATACCCGGCTCACTCTGTTCTCCAGTGGATACGCGCCAGTATTCGGAGCCACCGTCCATTGCGGGTGCCTGCATCCATAGGCAGGAGCCCCAATCGGCTACCCGAAAATGGTGATAATGCCCGGTTACCAGAATATCCGCGTCGCCGATCGGTTGCCGACCGGCAGCCTGCTTCTCCCACCACTGCCGGAGTTTCTGCTCCGCGTTTGCTCCTGAGCGGGTGACGTGCCCGTGAGTGATCCCGAGAATCCATCCGGCGGACGGGATAGTCACGGTCAGATTGTCGCGGGCGATCACGAAACGGACGTGCCCGTAGGCGGCAGGATTCGCGGCGAGGATCTCCGAGACCTGTTCCACAATGGCGAGATCCTCATTGTCGTGGACTCCGGTGAACGCCTTCCCCGTGCTCCGATTCTCTCCATGATTGCCGCCGACGGCAGCGACGGTGACCGATTCGAAGAGGGGGGCCCACTTCTGGAGGGAGTCAGCGAGAAGCCGACGGGTCACCTTTACCTGATCTCGGCGGTCCAGTTCGACGGAGAATGTCTGTGACGGGTAGTGGCCCATGCAGCCTTCGACGGAATCACCAACCCACAGGACGTTCAGTGAGGACACTTCTCGCCCGATCTTCCTAAGGTCGCGGACGCGGTGGATAACAGCGTCACGGGCTTCCACGATCCTTCGAATCGTGCCGTCCAGCCCGTCTCCGTCGCTCTTCCCAATCTGCCAGTCCCCGAGGACCACGTTCAGGGTCGCGGTCCCTGTCCACGTCTGCTTCTTAGGCTTGTGCCTGAGGGCGTCTTTAATGAGGTCTTCGTAGTCGGCGGGGGAGTGAACGCGGCGAACGACTCGCGCTTTCCACTGCCGATTCAGGAGCCCGTCGGCTCCGCCCCACGAGTTAAAGAGGACCGGCTCAACAATCTGGTACAGGTTCGGGTCGAGGTCCCACGCTTTCAGGATCTCTTCCCAACGGGGGTCGCCGTGTACGGCGTCTGTGGTGATCGTGCCTTCCGACCCGAGCCATTCGACTCCCGGCGACCACTTACGCTTCCGCGCAGTCAGTTCATCGGATGCTTGAATGGCCTTCAGGAACTCATCTCGAAGGCTCATGTCACTCCTGCTGATTCGCTGCCTTGCATCGGGTACAGGTGATCCGCCACGGGGCGGTTACCAGTTCGGCGAGGAGTTTGTTGCATCGCCAGCATCGGGGGCGTTCAACAGTTTTCTCTCCTCGCCCATAAGCATCCATTATCGCTCCTGCACCACCTGTAACGATAGCGTGAAGCGGGGGCGGTCATTCTCGTCCGTCCCGAGCGCGTTAATTGAGGAAATCTGATTCACCCTTAGGAAGCGGACGCCGGAGATTGTCTCGTCAGTGATTCCGGTCAGGCTGTCCCGAACGTCAGCGATGAGATCCCGCGCCGTCGGGTAGTCGTTCCTGCCAGCCCGGACAAGGACCTGAACCGATGGGCGTTCGAGTGTCGCGGCATTGTTCCGCATGACCTCTAGCGGGGCGGCACCCGCGTATTCATAGAGAGCAACGCACGTATCCGGGGTAGCGGGCATGATCCCAATGAACAGGTTCGTTCCAGTAACGGCGACTGAGGCGCTGTTTAACTTGTCGGCGAGAGCCTCCAGCATTACAGCCTCCTCAGGTAGGTTATGAATTGCTCCGCGACTGCCCGGAAGAACTTGTCCTCAGCGGCCTTCACGGGGATCTCTAGGTACTTGTACGTCTTGCCGGGGCCATGTTGCGCGTCGGGGTCCTCGTGGACGATGCCCGCGTAAGGCGCTGCAGGGCCACCGTAACCGATTGTGACCTCGATCCCGTTCGGGGTGATGACGGGCATCTCGACACGGCCCGAGGTCTTCAGGGCTCCCGTGTCCACGGGTACGATCTTCTTCGACTCGTTCATGATTCTCTGAGCCTCTGCCCGCATGGTATCCGCGTAGATACGCTTCTGGTCATCGCTCGCCTTCGCAAGCAGCGACTGCATCCGTTCGAGGCCGACGATCTGCATTTCGATCTTCACTTGCCGACCCTCACAACAGTGTGATGCCAGCCGTTCTGATCGTGCGGCGTATCCACTCCGAGGATGACCGGGGAAGCGCCGTCCGCGAGCACAATCAGATAATCAGTGGTTACGGTGACCTCACCGTACAAATACACCTTGCCGGTCTCCACCACGTCTCGCCCATCGGGGGTACGGGTAAGGATCGTTTCGGCGACGAGATGAGCGGGGACAGACACGCTTGCCGAAGCGGTATTCGTGCGCCGACCGTACTTATCTGTGGACGCGGGAGGGTAGAGCGTCACCGTTTCCGAAAACAACTCCCTGTAGGCCGATTCGATTGCCATGTCAGGTCTTGTTATCCATCTGCCCGACCACGAAGTCGGTGCCTTCGCCTTCCACGATCCCCTCGTCCGTGGGCAGGATCGCGTTCGCGTTCACGACAGGAGCGGCAGGGAAACGCCTAAATCGCTCCGTATCGAGGCTTTTCTTCAGAGACTCCCATTGCGCTAGGCGGGCTCCAGCACGCCGGGACAGGGAAAGGTCTCCGACGGATTTCGTCTCCTCTACGGCCCGTGCAGCCTTCGCAATGAGGGCAATCACGGCGGCGATAGCGGCGGCGTAAGCGTCCCCGGCGTATGAGGTAATGAGGTAGTCGAGTTCCTCGTTAGAAAGCAGTTGATCGTTCGTGTCTGTGTCCTGAATCAGGAACCGCACTTCGTCACGGGTGCTGCTTGCCGGGTTACCCGAATAGGTCCATGTCATTGCCGCCTCCTGAGGAAAGTCTACCTGTTACGCGAGCGGGGCCCGCCCCTTGTGAGAGCGAGCCCCGCAACGCGGTGGTGGTACTAGGCGACGATGCTCGTCCAGAAGTACCCGAGATCCGAAGCCACGACCTTGTTATCGAAAGCCAACTCGCTCTCGATACGGGTCGCCTTCAGGGACTCCAGCCGGAAGGAGGAGGTGCCGATCGTTGCACCGAGCCCACCCGAAACGCCGGTCCACTGGAAGGTGTAACCAGCCGACGGGGTGAGAAGGCCGGGGGCGTCAGCGACGTGGCAGAGCAGCGCCGTCTTGCCCGTGGTGAACGAGTAAGCGCCGGTCGCGCCCTCGTTGTTCGTGGCCTTCACGCTCTTCGAAACGAGCACGCGCTCAATGTCGAACATGCGGGCGAGCATGTCGGCGGTGATCGTCTGCGAAGAGGTGTACTTGATGCGATCGACGAGATCCGGGTGGTTCTTCAACTGGCGGAACACGTCGTAACCGAGGACGAGGGTGTTAGCCTCGAAGCCGGTGGTGGAGAGGATCGACGCCTTGCCAGCCTCGATATCCTCGATCGGGTCCGAGTTGGTGTAGTCGTTCCACTGAACCGTCTGGTTCGTGGACGGCGACGCCGAAACGCCCGTGATGTCCTTGCTCCAGACGCTCGTGGTCATGAAGTCGTTCATGAACTGGATCTCGCGGCGCATGAGGAGACGGTGAGTGACGAACTCAGCGGCCTCACGGTCCACGTTGATCGGGGCGTCAGCGTTAGCGCGGGTCTGATCGCCAACGTCCTTGTGGATCGCGAACACGTCCGCGTAGTACGTGGCGGTCGAGATGTTATAGCCGGAACCGACCGACTCGGTGCCGTCGGCGCGAACCTGCGCCTCGTCGCGGAGCCAATCGTTCTTGTCATACGTGAAGTACTTGTCCGACTGCTTATCCACCGGGACGACAGGGAACACCTTGTCGGCGATGAAGTTCTCCGCCTTCTGCATGTAGGCGACGGAGATGTTCGTCAGGATTGCGTCAACATGCACCTGAGACTGAGTGGGCTGTGGCATTAGTCATTCTCCTTTACAGGCCACGGGCGCTGTTAGCGCAGTCGATGACGGCAGTGGTGATTGCGCCGGAAGCGGCGGGCTCGATGAACGTGCCAACCGAGTACGCGGCAGAGGCGGTCGTGCCGAACGCGAGGGTCACGGCAGTGGCCGAAGCCGAGGCGAAGCACGCCTGACCAGCCGAAGCCGAGCCACCGGCCTTGATCTTGGTGCCACCAACGATGGTGACCTCAGCGATCTGGCCCGAGGTGGGAGCGTTCTGAAGGACACCGATCGGGCGGTCAGTTGCGCCGCTCACGGCGACAAGATCGCCGGTCCCGTTGTCGATCTTCACGAAGTGGTACTGCTTCGCAGACAGATTCTCGCCCGCAGTGAACGAGGCCTTGACTGCTGAATTGGAGAAATCGTAAGCCATGTCTCAGGCTCCCTTCTCGATCAGGTAGTCGTTGTAGAGGGCAGGATTGCTTACGGCGATCTGAGCCATTGCCTGCTCCATCGTTGCCGCCGAGCCCTCGCTAACTGCCTGCTTCGCGAGGGAAGTCATCTTGTCGAACGCGCCACCCTGCGGGGTGAAGCCCTTGCCGACCTCAGTGAAGATGTCAGCGGACTCGTTCTGCGCGTCAGCCGAAACGAGGGCATCCTCGACCGACTTAGCCAACTCAGAGTCGATACCGGCGAGACGGCGCAACGCGGGGCCGATCTTCTCCGGGTCGAGAGTGAGGTGCTTAAAGGTCTCGCGGGCCTTAGCGATTGCCTCAGCGTCCGCACGATCCTCCCGCTCCTTAGCGAGGGCGTTCTCCGCGTCAGCCTTAGCCTTCGCAAGATCCTCCATCGCCTTACGAATGGGCTCCGGGGCAGACTTCGCGAGGGCAACGAGGTCGTCAGCGGCCTCCATCATGTCCCCGGCTTCCGGCTCCGGCTCCTCCATCGCGGCTTCGAGTTCAGCGATACGCGCTTCGAGTTCGACGATTCGGGCCTGCGCGGTGGCAAGGTCCTCCTCGACGCCCTTAACCTCAGTCTCAGGCATGTCCTCAGCGAGCATCACTTCCTGATCCACGGTTGCCGTGGCATCGTCCATGCTTGCCTCCATTGGTTCCGGCAGCGTCCTCAGAACATCTGCCACGGTCGTTACGTCGGCGGTCTTAACCACGAGCCACCCTTCATGAAGATGGGCAGGATGATCCACCCCACTCGTCTCCTCAATAAGGAGATTCGTCATCTTCGGGGCTTTACGTGGCACGAGCACCTCCTACGTCAATGACAATCATACACGTTCTCCGAGCCCCCTAGGAATGGGCGACCCCCTGCCTCAGGGGATAAGACAGGGGGCCGCTTCGCCAACTGTAGAGGGGGATCTAGTTGGCCTCCAGATCCTCCGCCCAAATAGCGCGGAGGACGTTGATGAATCGGCGTCGGCCTTCAGCGAGATCCGGGGAAAGCGTGAGCGTGATTGCGTACAGTTCGTCCAGTTTATGGCTCACTGCATTCCTCCTTCGATCCACCCGGCGACGCCCCATAGGGCGATGAGCCCGACGACGATTCCGATTGCGCGGGCGTAGGCGAGTGCCGCAATCACTTTCCAGCCGCGTTCCGTGTATCGCAGGTTCTGGTTAGACATGAGTCCCCTCGCTTTCTGCCGGTTCCCACGGCATCTCGAATATGACGTACCTGAATCGCTCGTTCATGAGGCCCTCCGAGATCGTCACGTTTATCGTGCCGTGTTGCTGCCGGAGGCGCTGCAGGAGGTTCGTGAAGTGCTCCCCTGCCTGCCAGTCTTCGTCGTCCATGTACCTGAAGTAGGTGTCGCCGTTCTCGCGGACCATCCCGAATCCGATGTCGAGACTCATGGCAGTCCTTCCTAGAAGGAGGGGTCGCGGTAGTCGCGGGCGTAGCCGACGACGAGGCTTGACCAGTAGGCCACCTTGCCGTCACACCGCTCGTTGTAGCGGATCTCTCCGGCGCTCTTGCAGGAGTGGCAGAACCGGCTTGGCTCACTGTGGTAGTGGCATGGGCCGATCACGCGAGGGAGGAATCGGTCGTGCTCTTCCTGCATGATGGGCTCTTGCCCGATCCACCCCATGATTCGGGTATGGGGCTTAGCGATCCACTCGCCGTTCTCGCCCTCCTCTGCGTTCACGGTGGTGATCGCCTTAATCTGGCCCTTGCGGGCTCCGCTCTTAAACCGCTCGACGCCTGACACGATGACGGCGTAGGAGTCGCTTCCGACGTAGTGGGTTGCGACCATGCCGGGAGTGATCTCGTTCGCCTCTGCGATCGTGAGGCCGGTGTCCGTGACGATCATTTCGTTCCCCTCTGGCAGAGTCCCTCGCTCTGCCTACCCCCTAACTATGACACCACGGGGGCGGGATGTCAAGTCTATTCGGAAGAAAGTTTCTACTCCTCCACGAAGAGAGTTCCGCGTGTCGTCGTGGAGGCAGTGCGATCCGCCGCAAACTCGACCGGGGCACTGTTCTTCCCGAGCCGCACCGTCACGTTGTCCTGATCCGTCACTGACTCCACCACGACATGACGAATCCGATCCCCATACAGGGCCTTAACCGTGGTGCCCACTCGAATCGTCTTGCTCATGGCATCTCCACTCCGTCGCGCTCACCATTCTCCGGTAGGTCAGCAAGCATCCGATCCGAGAAGCCGCCGATGCTGTAGCCCCTGAGGAGCCCACGCTTCACGAGATCCCACGCTTCCTGATTCCACTGGACCCCGAGAAACACCGTGTTCGGCGGGTAGGTGACCTGTCCGATCGTGTTACCAGCGGCATCCTTCATTTCGACTGTCCACGGTTGCGGCATGGTCATAACCTCAACCCACTCACCCGCCTCGACCTCACGATCATGCTGCAGGAAGATCCGCCGATCCCCGGACTTCACCCATCCCCAAACCGCTTGCTGCAGTTCGTCGGCATCCGTCCATTCGCCGTGCGCGTCCATGAAGTCGGGCACGTACAGCGGCCCGAGCGTGAACCGTGACTCGCCCTCCGCCTTCACGAAAGCGGCCTTGCCCATGTTCGGGAGGCTCCTCGCAACGGGCTCTTCCACGAGGTCGTCAGGGATAATCCAGAACTTACAGACCGCTTCAGGTGCGACCCTCACGTTCAGGATCTCGCAGCCGCCGCCACCCTTAAAGAAAACACAGTTCGCGCACTTAATCCCCTCCGCCGCGAACGGATTCTCCGCCATGTAATGGGCCCCGTGCCCGTCCACTCCGGGGCCGAACTTTCCGAACGTCTCAGCGACCAGTTCCAGCGATTCATAGAGGAGGTTCTGAACGGGTGACAGGTAGCCGCCGCCGTTCTTCTGCTCCTCACGGTTAAACCGCTCGACCATCATGTTTGCCCACGTGCGGCCCGCATCGCCGCCCCAAGCGTCCCATGCCACTCGACCCGCACTAGGGAATCCGTCCTCGCCGAGATTCCAGCCCTCAGCCTTCGAATCGACCTCGTGGCGGGCGAAGTAGGAATACATGCGGCGGATCGTCTCCTCTGACAACGCATCACCGCGTGCCAGTTGAGCCGCTCTCGCCCTCCCTACGTCCGTGAAATTGGCTCCGGCCTCTCCCTCAGCGAGCCAATCGAGCGCCCGCCTACCGGCCTCCTGTGCCCCCTGAGGGGGAACGTAGGACTCCTTAGCGAGGGGCTCGATAGAAGTGAGTGTGGACATCTTGTGCCCGACCAGAGTTTCGGTCTCCGCCCACCCTTCCGGGCCACGCCTCCAGACACGAATCAGAACAGCGGGATCATCCGGTTCTGCGTTAATCGAGAAGTCAGAATCGGGGATGCCGAGCGTCCCCTCCGTCATCACGTATTCGACCCTGCCGCGAGCCCTGCCGCCGCTACTGTTCCACGATACGAACGAGCCCTCGCGAATGATCGCCTTCGTCACGTCTCCGGGGGCCACGACCGTAGCGCCCACCCCGCGCATCGCTTCCCGATTGTCGGGGTCATCGTCAATCGCGGTAATCGCCCCATACTCCTCCACGAGCCCCCGGACGATATCCGCCTTCCAAGATGGCGTGGACTGGCCCCCGTCCGGCTTCATAATCAGCCGCGAATACTGAAGCCCGACCTCCTCCAGTTGCGCCACCGTCTCTTCCCTCTGAGCCTCCGGGCGAGCCGTAACTACGATCTTCGGGCCCTCCATCCCGTTAATCGCCGACACCACGCGATCGTTCGCCTCTCCGTAACTGATTACGGTGCCGTCCACGTCCACGACCGTCGCAGCCTTAAACGAGTGGATTTGAGCGAGCCGAGCCTGAGCATCCCCCATTGACGGGTAACAGCCGAACGAGCGGGAGCCGTCTTCGCTGTAGACGCAATACTCTCCGCCCTCCTGCCGGATAATCTTTGCGACACCATTCACCTCGACCCGGCGAATGCTGCCATTCGAGGCGACGATTGCATATCCGTCGCCCATGACAACGATCTCCTTCTCGGGAGCGGGCAGGCCCCGCAGTTCCGCGAGCCGGTAGGCGGCAAGCACGCCCGTCGCGTCGTCACGTTCGGCGACCATCTGCAGTTGGTCGTCGGTGAGCGCGTTAATCCGGTCGAGAAGATCCATAAGAGGATTCTACCTTTCCCGCGCCTCATCCATTCTGAATGAGATTCTCCATGAGGTCATACAACTCGTCATCCGAAAGCGCAGCGAGATCCCCGTCCGGCGGCATGTCCACCGGGATTGCCTCGCACCGGCAGTTAATGTGCGCCCCCTCAGTCCAGTCATCTATGCCGGGGAACTGTCCCGTCAGCGGAATCTGTACCCCGTTCAGGGGCCCGCAAATCTCGCACACCCGGTCATCCTCACTCGTGGACCATTCGAGGACCGTGAACTGCATGAATCCCTGCTCTTGCGCCTGAGCGAACGCTTGCTGCTGCCCGTTCCGTGCGGCACGGAGGGTCTCCGTCCGGGCAATCGTCTCCGTCCGCATCTTGTGAACCCGAGCCTGATACCGGGCAGTCGAGGCATTAGACGCTTCGAACGCCTGATCGAACGTCATCCCCTTATCCCGCATCAGTTCTGAGATCCGGGAGTTCCGATGGTTCTCAACCCACTGTGACTGCTGTTCCGTCAGGCCGACGACATCCCGCAACTGTCGCGCTACCTGCCTGACATCCATCTCCCCCATTTGGGCCCGTGACACGAATCCGCGCACCATAGCCCGCTGCTCTTCCGTCACCTCGCGGATCAGTAGGCCCGCCTCTTTCGCGGCCCACTGAGCGGCCTCAGGGCGCGTACCGTCGAACGTGTAGAACACGCGAGCCTTCTCCACCGGGGGCAGTTTCACCGCGCTCCCCGCGTGCCTCAGTTCAGTCAGCAACTCGTCCTGCAGGCCCGGTTGGATATCGAGCCACGGGTCGATTGGAATGAGTGACGCTACCTTGTCCGGGGTCGAGTGCATGAGCGCGTCAAGGATCTTGCCCTCATTCTCGATCGTGCCAGCCCGAACCTGCTCCATCGCGGTCGAGATCATCTTCATGATCCGCCGCTGACTGTTCGTAAGCGCGGGCGACGCCATAGGGGAGCGTCGGCGTCGCGCCTTAAAGACGAGCATTACGCCGACGGGTCCGCTTCAGGGAGATCCGCGAGCGAACGGAGATGGGTTTCCAGATCCCTGTCGGGCAGAATCACTCCAGCGGTTGTCAGTTTCGCCACGTAGTCGGCAACCTCAGTCAGTTCCACGCTCGACACCTGCCCGTAAGTGAGGTACGGCATCTTGTCTGTCCGCATCGCGTTCAGTCGCAGGAGCCGGGGGATCGCGAATTGGTTCACAACCTCAGCGATGCTCTTCGCAATCGAGTCCACCGCGAGGGTCCACAGGTCCACCTTCGCCGCGCCTAGGGCGAACGATCCCACCCGATCGGAGCCGAGGAGGATGAAGTCGGAGAGGAGGCTCATTGCGATCCGTTGGTCATACCTTTGAATGACCGCTCCCGTGTCAAACTGTCGCCCGCCTGACGCGGACAGAAGCGTGAGATCGAATACCCGATTACCGGCGTCATCGTAAGAGGCCGGAAAGACAATGCCCTCCTGCTCGTTACGCTTCACGTTCTGAACGATCTGAGTGATCGACTGCAGCACGGCCTTCTGAGCCGGGGTTGCGCTACTCGATAGGTACTCCGGTGGCACGTAGGCCATTGGCAGTCCCGCGAGATCCCGCTCAATACCGATCGCTTCGATCTCCTCGATACGCCGCTTGTAGAACCATGGGCGGTAGGCGTTCCGAAGCAGCGAGTAACCCTCAGGGTTATTCCGGTTCGTCGTGGTACGGAACAGGAGCGCCTTCTCGATCGGCATACGATGTAGCCCGCCGCCCGAGGGGTCCATTTGCAGCATCCCTTGGATGCCGCCCTTATCGTCAATGATCCACTCTTGCAGGGTCTCCTGTGCCCGCACGGGCCACTTGCGCCAGCCGATCCGATTGTCGTTGTAGTAGGAGTGAGTCTTCGGGTCGTCAGTCAGCCCGCCCCGGATCTTGTAGACGATCTCATGGAACGACCAGCCGTAAACCAGCATGGAAAGGATGTTCTGCAGTGTTGCGTCCCACGAATCACTCATGTCATTAAGGCATTCGTCTACGAACACGGCGGTCCGCTCGTCATCGCCCTCGACATGCCAATCGAGCCGGGTAATCACCTTGTCGATTGCGTAGAGCATCGCTCCGATAACGGGATCGTTATCCCGCATCTCGCGGTAGACCTTAAAGCCTTTAACCCCTTGAAGGTTCTGCAGGAACTCCTCGTTAATGTACCCGCCGGAACGCCTAAGCCCCGAGGAGCCTAGTTCTAGGAAATCGGTGTTATCTGCGGGCATCTGCGTTCATCCTCTGCGCGGTCAGGTGGATTGCCTGAGCATCGGTGAATCCGGCCTCGCGGAATGCCTGATACAACTCGTGGATGCTTATGGCGAAGGCGAGGAGCGGAGTCATTACCCCATTCTACCGTTAGAACGGGATCGGTTCCGGTGACTGTTCCCATGCCTCTGCCTCAGCGGAAGCGGTCTCGACAGGCATCTTCGCGGGACGCGGCACGATTCCCACCACGTCAGCGGTGACCTCCAGCGAAACCCTCGCGTCACCGTTTCTGCCGGTGTACGTGCTCTGCTTCAGTCGGCCCACAACGATGAGTCGCTGGCCCTTTCGCACGTGCTCCGCGACCGCCTCACCGTCCCGCTTCCATACGCTCACGTTGTAGTAGGTCGGTGTTCCGTCGCGCCACTCGTCGCCGTCCCTGACCCGCTCGTTCACGGCGACCCCGAATGAGGCTACGGCATCGCCGGTCTTCGAGAAGCCGAGAGATGGGTCTTCGGTCGCATTGCCGACGATGGTGATGGTTGCACTGTTCAGCATGATTCTCCCTCTCAGAACAGGGTAGGTTTCACTGCCTGCCCGTTATGCCACACCCTACCTGAACAGACTCCATCATAGAAGGAGCGACGCGGGCGAATCCAGTCCTCGCACTCCTTCGTGACCGGGCAGCGCCGACAGTAGGCAAGGGCTTGTTCTGCGTCCTCCAGAGTGAACGCATCGAAAAGACGAGGGTCGGCTCCGTAGCAAGCAGCCTTGTCCATATTCCTCCGAGGAGTGAACGCGATCACTTCCCGTTTATAGTCCACGGAGGGGGCGAGTCATGCGCGACACGCCCGAATCTGCTTGCCGTAACTGCTGTTCGATGAGGGCATGGACATAGGCCCGCTCCGTCAGTTGCAGGAATAGGGCTAGTTCCCCGTCGCTCATCTCGGAAAGCGCGTCGATCTCCCGCGAGAGAACCTGACGTAGTTCAGTCGAGTTCCTCATCGGCGTCCTCTTCCGCATAGCAGAGGGCGTCGTTAGCGTTCTCGATTAGCCCGTCGATTCTCCAGTACGGCATTCCTGTTCGGGCATACCCGGAGAGGACAGGGGCCCCGTCCGCGTCTATGAACTCGGCAATCACAATCCAGCCGGTGAGCAACATGCCGTCGCCCTCGTTAGCCCGCTCTAGGGCAGCAAGGGCCGACTCCAGCGCCCGTTCCGCGTCTTCTCTGTCCATGAGGGCCTCCCGATTTTATTTTACCGGCAGGAATGGATTGCCCAAGCAGGTTCCCCCGTCGGGGGGACGGTGAGCACTTTGGCTTCCGCGACCTCGTTCGAAGTCGCTGCAGGCCACGGGATCACCGTCCCGCCCGGTTGGGGGTCAGCCGTAATCAGCATGATTTCGGGGCTGTCGCAGGCTCTCACGGCACGAATCGGGTCCCGGCATGTCGGACATGGGAACGGGATTCCGGTCAGTGGTGGAGTCCACGGCACAACGTCATGCTAGACCGTTGCAACTGCCTCCCGCCAGATACCAGTGCTTTGCGCCTTCGCCGTGTCGGAACGCGGTCCAGAATGCGCGGTCCTGCCAATAGCGGGACCACTGGTTAATCGGCTTATCTCGGAGTTCCCGCAGGTACGGCGCGAGACCGTCTCCCGTCTTGCGGGATTCGGCGAGCATCATCCAAACCAGCCCTTGCCGCCATGAACGGTCTAGGAACTGGTAGGCCCCGCGTGCGGAGGAGGAGGGGTTAGCCGCGTGGTAGTTACCGTGGGATTCCTGCCGGAGAATGCAGAGGCGGAATCTCTCATATCGCGGGTTATGCCATTCGCCCCGGTAGAGGGACGGTTCGATGCCTCTCATGTCGGAGGCGTCTTTCGAAAGTGCGGCCCGGTATTCGGGCGAGGACCTCAGGGGGTCGGCTTGTGCTGTAGTTGTAGGGATGAGGACCAGTGCTGTGATTACCGTCAGAGCGGCGATGAATCTGTTCATTGGACTCCAATGCCAGAGGGACAGGTTACGTGTTGTCCAAGGGCATCTCCTTCCGTAATAGGGCTTCTAGGCTACCCGACGCGCTCTCATCTTGCGTCGCTCCCTCTCTGTCATCCCGCCCCAAACCCCATATGCCATGCCTTCGTCTAGGGCGTAACTGAGGCATTCGAGGCGCACGTCACATCGGGAACAGGTGCGTTTCGCTTGGCCTGAGTCGGAGCCTTTTTCGGGGAAGAAGATCTCTCCTCCCACTTGTGCACAGAGGGCGTCGTTCATCCACTTGTACGGTTCCATTGCCGGATCTCCTCAGGCGTATCCGTAAGCCTCTTTGTACGTGTCGGGCGCGGTTGGGTCTTCCGAGTCATCGTAAATGTGGTTCCACCACACGGAGCCCTCGCCCTCGCATTCGTGGCATTCCTGCGTTCCAACTGGCTTGCCTGACTGCCAGACGGGGTAGCCGCCTCTACCGTTGCAAGCGCGGCACGTCTTTGTCGGTTCTGTAGGTTGCATGGATCGTTCCCCTCGTTGCGAGCACCTGACAGGTGCTACATGGTTTTCCTTCGTATCTCCAGCCGCCGCACGTGCAGCGGTGGACGTTTGTGTCAGTCACCGGATTCGCCGCGCCGCAGGATGAACGCGGTCACGTCGAGCGGGGTGCAGAACTCGTCGCCGAAGTCCGGGGGACGGTAGGAGGTGAGCCAATCGGCTACGGCTCGGATCGCTTGCTCCGCTTGCGCCTCCGTGTTGCCGGGGTGCTCCTCTAGCGTGCGGGCGATCTTGCGGACGAGCGAGGGTTGTCCCTCGATCAGGATTTCGGCTTGGTGCTCTGTCAGCATTACTGCCTCCCGTGGGTTGCGGGTCCGTCTCTGAATGCTACCACGGTTGGGTAACGGGGTAGGGGTCTCTTGCCAGAGTGACAGGATTCGGGGGATTCCGCTCGCCCCGTCGCGGGTCATCGGGCTGCCGTCTTGCCACTCCTGAGCCTTAATGTGCCCGTCCTGCCGTAATTCTCCGCACCGCTTCGAGAACTCGGAGGAGAGGGAGATTCCGGCAATCTCTGCCGCTTCCTCGTCGGTGAGCGGGTTCGGGTAGGCGTTGCGGAATGCCTCCAGAAGGAGGGCCTTTTGTGAGCCTGCCCGGTAAGCGACTGAGTTGGCTCCGGCGACGGAGGTGGACCAGTCATTGCGGCGATGCCTCCCCTTGCGGAACTCAGGGCCCGTGGGGGCCTCAGCCGGTTCGATCCATGTCGGCGTACCGTCCTCGTTAAACAGGACCTCTGAGAGGCTCACAGGGCCCCCCATTGGGTAACCCCGTAGTAGACCACTTCGTAGTAGTCCGTCATTGGGTCGCTGTTGTCACGGTTGTAGGCGTTGCGGATCTCCTCGATTCGGGAGGTGACCGTCTTGGCTTCCGGGGTCATGGCCCGGAATCCGTCAGCGTCATGAGTCCAGACGCGCTCGTTGCTCCAGCCGGTGAGCGACACGTTCACGCTCTGGCCCATTGAGTATTTGTCGCACCGGACGGAGGCCTTCAGGTCGGCGGGGAGGAGCCCCGTCTTCTGTGCCTGCTTAATGTCGGCGCGGACTGCTTTGCTGATTGTCGCGGCGTCTTGGTAGCCCGCGTACTTGCTGCCGGTCGTTGTCATGTCTGCCCCTCAGCGGTAGTTGTGGCGGCGCTCGCTTCGGCGGGCGCGGCGGTTGTAGGTGGAGTCCTCGTCGTTGCAGGAGGTCGGGACGATCTCGACTCCCTGATTCGCGTAGTAGGTGACGATCTTGCGGCGGGCGTCGGCGGCGCTGATTGCCATTACGCGGTCGCTGCCCTTCCATGCCTCGTACTTCGCGCCGGTAACCGGGTGGATGCGGAGTTCGGTGTAGGTGATCTTGTAGGTCTTCATGACCTCTTGCCCCTCTCTGTGTGGGGCCCCTCGCCCCTCACCCCCTAATCATGACATGACGGGGGAGGCATGTCAAGTCTATTCGAAGAACAGATTCGTCATGTTGTAGTTGTCCAGCCGCCACCCCTTATGCGCCCGTTCCTCGACCGCTCCCCCGGCTTCCATCTCCTCCAGAACCCCCGGCTCCAGAAGGTCGAGATCCACGAGATACGTCTTATCAGTCAGGCTAATCACTGTCCCCGTGCCGGGGTGGTAAATCGCGAGCCGCTTCATAGCGCCTTCCCATCATGGTCGAAACCTGCCGCGTACATTGCCCGGACCAGAATCGTCAGGGCTTCCTGCATTTCCTCCGCGAGCCGCTGATTCGAGCCGGTCTCGTCGTTGTCGTCCGCGTCGAACTCGTCTATGCCCCGAGATGCCGCCGCGTACAGAAGCGCCGCCTGCCGGTTCCCTAGCGTCACCTTCGCCCGCTTCATGACTCCTCCTTCTCGATCTCGCAGTTGTCCGGGGTCAGCGCGTTGCCACGCTTCGGGCGGACGTACCAGTTCACCCGCAACCCCCCGTCGGTGCCGTCCACGACCCCTTCGGCCCGGACGGAGATCCATTCGTAGCCCTTGCCGGGGCCACGCTTCCCGATGCTCACCCATTCGATGATGGGCCCGCAGTTCGTCGCATCCTCGAAGGAGGCGTATACGGCCCACTTCCAGCCGTACCGGGTCTTGATCTCCCGGCAGGGCACGAGCGCCCCGGCGCGTCCGAGGGTGCGGAACGTCCACATTCCGTCGTTGTCCGCGAGGTCCGCCATAAGCCGGTACTTCTCGCTCATCTGGTCGGACGCCCATTGCGACAGGAACCCGTCGGTGTCGCACCGCTCGAAGGAGTCGATTGCGTTTTGGTGGGCCTGCCGGGATTTTGCCCGGTAGGTTTCGGCGTCCTCCTTCGTGTAAGTCTCCGTGCTCATGCCGTCACCTCCGCGAGGAGGGCTTCGGCGTCGCGGGTTGCCTCAGCGCGGCTCCACGAGTAGGACGAGTTCCACACCTCGTCGTTCAGGTACACGGCCCACTTCATGATGCAGTTGCCGCGAGTGCAGTCGCAGTAGGTCTTAACCTCGACCGCTGGGTTCGTGCGGGAGACATACCATCCGGGCATGACCCGCTTCCATGTGCTGTTCATCTTGCTCCCCTCCGGCGGGGCCCCTCGCCCTGCCGACCTCCTAAGCATGGCATGACGGGGGAGTCGTGTCAAGCCCATTCAGAAATATCTCTAAAGATATTTTTCGAGCCCTGCGAATCGCATAATTCGAGCCTTGCGAATGGCCCGATTCGAACCCATGAAGCGGGGGCGACTCTCGCCGCCCCTGCCTCTTAGGAGTGCTTGTAGTTCTGCCGTGCGGCCTCGCTCCAGTGGCACGCTTCCTGCAGGAGGGTCATGCACTTGTAGGCATCCGGGTACGGGCGGTTGGTGAAGCAGCAGTCCGTTAGGAGCGCGTCCACCCGCTTCCTGAGCGGGACGACATTCAGGAGGATGTGCTTCGCGGTCGCGTTGCCCCGCGTCTTACCGAACTTGATTGCGTCTTCGATCTCCCTCATTGCCGCGTGCAGGAGGCCTTCGCTGTCGATTACCTGTCCACGCTCTACGGTTACTGCGTCGTTCATGGTGTTTCCCCTCTTTCGTGGTGGGCCCCTCGCCCACATTCCAACTATAGCACCACGGGGGGGTCGAGTCAATGTAGTTTGATAACGATCCGATAACGACTTCATAACAGGATCGCAACGGGTAAGACCGCGATTAGGAAATCACGAGGAACCCCACCCTGTTCCCGTTCGAGTCGAGTAACGGCGTCGCACCGAACTCCAGCCCGACTACAACGCGGTCTGCCGCTCTTCGAAGCAGCCGTGCTGCCTCCACCTCAGGGAACTCGCCGAATGCCGCGTTCTCCGTCTCGAACATCACTTCGACCCTCATTTGCCCTCCTCTACAATCACGATTCGCCCCGATTCCGTGCCCTGTTCAAACTGATCGACGGTGGTCTTCCACGCGGCGCGTGACCCCTCCCCGTAATAGACCGTTCCCGTCTTGCTCACGCGGGTCACTCGGAAGATGGGGTTCCGCCATGTTGCTCCGAGGTCATCACTCACTTGCGTTCCCGGCTTCGTGAATCGGGTGCCAGCCTTAACTGCCATGCCTCATCCCTCCAGCGGGTACAGGTGCGGGTAGTTGAGGAACCGGTCGTCGCGGATCTGCCAGAGAACCCCGTCCATTTCGAGGATGTCGCCGTCCTGAACCTCATATTCGAGTCCGGCCTCCTCGTTCTCCTTCATCTCGCGGGCCTGCGTTCCACGGGTGTCGATGCAGGTCCCGAGGGGGAAGGTCGCGGCGTAGGGGCCGGGGAGGATTGGGCCTTGGTACTCCCGGCGGCACATTCCGTCGGCAGGGCAGTAGGAGATCATGAGGCGGACGTTGCCGCCGTGCCGGGTCTTCATGCGGAGGACGGTCTTGCTCGTGGTGACCTTCTCGCTGATTCCGGGGGTGTCCGCGTAGCGGGGTGCGTCGAGGACGATGGTCTTGGTGGCGGTGGTGGTCATTTCTCCCTCTCTGTCGGAGCCCCTCGCTCCGTACCCCTGAAGTGTAGCATGACGGGGGAGTGGCCTGTCAAGTGGGTTAGGAAAGATTTTTTCTAGGGCGTGTTGCAGCACCCGCCGCCACAATCCCCACCGCCATTCCAAACGAGACCACCGCGACCCCAAGCCAGAACCGGCTTGCAATCCGCCATAACCGCGATTCGAACTCCGCATCACCAATCACGCTTCACCTCGCAGAGAGTTGATAGCGGCGAGGGCGATCTCCACCTGAACCCACGGGAAGTATTCGCCGTCCTCGCGGTTACGGATCGCTTGCTGTGCCTCGTCCAGTGCCTCATTCCAGCCACGCCTACGGCCTTCGGCCTCAGCCTGAGCAGCCACATACGCATAGTCGTCATCCTCAAGCCGCACCCGCTGCTCGCAGGCATGGAGTTCTTCACAGATGCACTGCGAGTGCTCAAGCCAGCACTGGTCATTCTGGTCGTAGACGCATTGCACA